ACAGCTTAATGTACCAAGAGTTTCCACCGACTGAGGACTACGCTTTTGTGATGACGGGAACTTCTTTCTTTTCTAATGCGAGGTGTACGGATGCCGTCAAAAAGATTAAGCGAATGGATTGTGAATACTTTAGATACAGCTTTGGAGTTAACTTCCAAGATACTGAAGTCCTTAAATCCACAGAAAGATTGGCTTCGCTCAAGGTTTGGGAGCAGCCTGTTGATACTGCTTATTATGTTATTGGCGCTGATCCCGCTTACGGTAGTTCTGATTGGGCTGATCGTTTCTGTATTCAAGTCTATCGGGTATATGCTGACGGGCTTGAGCAAGTGGCTTCCTTTGCGACTTCGGAACTAAACACTTACCAGTTTGCATGGATCATTGCCCACTTAGCGGGTGCATACAAAAACTCTACCCTAAACCTTGAAGTCAACGGTCCAGGTCAAGCCGTGATTAATGAGCTAAAGAATTTAAGACGACAAGCTGCCAACATGGGTAGCGCATTGGGCAAAGACCTAATGGATGTGTACGCCAATATGCAAAACTACATTTGGCGCAGAAATGACACCTTAGGCGGAATATCGAACAGCATTGGCTGGCTGACTACCGCTGCTACAAAAGAACGGATGCTCACCTACATGAAGGATTACTTTGAGCGTGGCATGATGGACATTTACGACATGGACACCATTGAAGAAATGAAAACCATGGTGCGTGATGGTGGCTCAATCATGGCTTCTGGGCGTAATAAGGATGACCGAGTAATTGCGTCTGCTTTGGCGTGCGCTGCCTTTGCCGAGCAAGTACAACCTAGGCTAATAGCCCAAAAGATTACCCGCAATATTTCACGGGTGCAAGACGACTTTACTCCAGAGCAATTAACCGTTGGGCGTAATGTATCGGATTACTTAAAACGCATTGGGGTGTATGGACAATGAAACCCACGATTCCAAAGCGTGATTTAAAAATTATCATGCACCGATTTTTGTCAGACAAAGATCGAGGAATCAGTATTCCCTTGTTTTGCGATTTGTGTGGCGTATCCATTAACCAGATACGGGATGTGTTTTTAAACCACACCGAACCCTTAAGTGAGTATGTGCAAAGGCGGGTTAGCAAAGCGTACAACGAGTGGAAAAATGGTGAGGTTGCTATTATGCAAAACCGAGATACCAGCAAATTTGTGCAGTACCGCAAAGAAGCCAAGCCAGCACTAGAGAAAGTAACCAAGTTGCAAGTGGTTAATGGAGAGATTAAGATTAAGTTAGGTATTAATAAGAAGTATGATTATTCAGATAGCACATTAGATGAACAGTTAGGAAGGGGATGATATGGCTGTAAAAAATGATTACAAATGCCCAACACACGGGTATTTTGAAAGCACTAAGGCAAAATGCCCAATGAAAGGATGTCAAGATGAAGTTTTTATCGTTTTTCTCCAAGCTCCAGCAATGCTTTCGGCAAAAACTAAGTTTACCGACAAGTCAACCAAGCAACTCGCCATCGAGTTCGATATGTCAAACATCAAAACTACCCGAGAAGGCGAGAACCAAAGCGGATACCTTACCCGTAAAAACAAGTTCTCCGAAAAAGAATACGCAGAAGTCGAAAAGTACGCTACCCGCAAAAGAGGTAACAAGGACAAGCTCAAACCTCAATCGCTCTCGCAGACGCAGCCAAAAGAAGCCCGCCCTGGTGATGCAGCGATCTGGGGTGGCGGATTCCAAGGACTAAATATGCAATCCTTACTGGCTGGTCGAGGTATTCAACCAGTACGGGATGAAGCGGTGGGCTTGACACCATCTCAAGCTGGCATACAATCAGGACCTAGGGTTGATCCAAAATCTACTCTGCGTGATCCTGACAACTTAAAGATTAAGACATGAGAATCCCATCAAACGCACAAGAACGAGAAGATTTTTATTTAGAAACCTTGCAAAAATGCTTGGTATCCAAGGAGGAAAGGCGGGCGGATTACCATACCCTACGGGCTTATTACTTGTTTGGCGCTGGTCCAGAAGAACCACCAGCCTACTTTAATAAAATTAATCCGCACCTCGACCAGCTTTCTTCTTTCCTCTATTCCGCAGACACCACCCGTTTTTCCATTCAGCTTGGTGCGTCAGTCAATCACATTGAACATCGTAAGACACCCGCATTAACCAATGCCCTCAATGATGAGTGGCTAAACTCCAATGCCGACCAAGTGTTTTCGCAAGCCCTCAATTGGTCGTTGGTGTACAACACCACTTATTTAAAATTAGTGGTTAATAACGGCATACACCCGTACATGATTGAACCATCCTCGGTAGGCGTGCTGCGGGAGGATACACCTTATACAGACAGGCAAGAAGCCATCGTTCAGACTTATTACATTACTAAATCGGACCTCTACGCCCGTCTGTATTCCCATCCCAAGCGGGATGAACTGGTTAAGCGTGTTACAACTGGCTCTGGTCCACAAGATAGCGACATCCCCGATGCGGTTAATCGCATTGTTACAAGCCAAACCAACCCTACTATCTACGGTAATGTGAACATGGATTTGTATGGCGAGATGCGTTATCAAGCCAGACTAGCCGAAGATACCGTTGAAATGCACGAATTATGGGTATGGAATGATGATATTGGTGACTATCAGGTGGTTACGATTGCCCAACCCAATGTCATTATCTACGATAGACCTGGCGAATCCTTGTTTATGAAGGGTGAATGTCCATTTATCCAGCTCTGTCCGAACCCTTTATACGATTATTACTGGGGTGAATCGGAGTGCCAAAAGCTCATTTTGCTCCAATCCTTGCGCAATAACCGCATGACAGAGATTTTGGACTTGTTAAGTAAGCAAGTTAGCCCTCCTACAGCCCTTACAGGCTTTACAGGCATACTGGATGAGAAGAACTTTGCCTTAAATCGGGCGGGTGGACTGCTCGCTTCCGATATGCCCAACGCCAAAGTGGATCGTTTAGCACCTAATTTGCCCAATGATTTGTTTGATATGTTGCGAGAAATTGATGCGATGTTTGCCGAAGTGTCAGGAATCTCCAATGTTCTGTCTGGGCGTGGCGAATCAGGCGTTAGAAGCCAAGGTCATGCCAGCCAATTGGCACGATTAGGTAGCTCACGGGCTAAGAAACGGGCGTTAATTATCGAGGATGCGCTGGAAAAGGTCGCTACCATGTACCTAAAGCTCATGCAGTTCTATGATCCTACCCATTACACCGATACGGAAGGCAATCCCTTTATTGCAGACCAATTTACACGGGATTTTGTGGTGAAAGTCGATGCCCACAGCAATAGCCCAATCTTTACCGAGGATTTAAAGAACCTAGCCTTTAACTTGTTTAAGGCGGGAGCAATTGACCAAGAAGCCTTGCTTGATATGCTAGAACCTCCGATGAAGCAGTTGTTAAAAGATAAATTAAAGACTAAGATGGCAACAGGTGGTGGTGGAAGCCTTCCCGCTTCTGCGACTTCAGGTGGTCCAAGTGAACCAATGGTGGGGTAATTATGGAAAATCAACAAATTCAACCAAGAGCCGATCAGCCGATTGTGAGTACGGAATCCCTCAAACGAGGTGATGCACCAGCCCAATTGCAATATCGGAATCAAGGATTTCAGAATCTCTCTCGTTCACCTAGTACACGGGTGTACGGGCGTGATGTGCGTTAATTTTTAAGGAGATTATTATGTACGGTAAGAAAATGAAGCGTGGTCGTAAAGCCTGTCGATAAGTTCCTTCACGGGATTTCCTCGGGTAGCGGGAAGTAAAATACAGCTACCCACTTGACAAGTTATAGATTAGGTTTAATCTATGCAGTAATTTGATAGGAAAAATGTATGGCTGTGCCACAACAAGACCTGATGAACATGATTAAAAGCCAACGGGATGGAGCAACCCCAGGCGGTATGGTCGAAGTAAAAGATGAAGAAGCGGTGTTGTCCGATGCGACAACCCCACCCATGGCAGCTCCGATGTCAACACCAGAACCCAAGATGGGCAGTAAAGAATCCGCTATGTTGAATTTATCCATGGCGATGGATTTGCTCAATCAAAGTTTGCCTGGCATTGGTGTGAACTCTGCGGAAGGTAAGCGTGTCTTAGATGCAATCCGTGTCATTACAGGAATTCTTGGACCAGACAAAGAGCGTACCGATGAATTGCAACCGACTGAAATTTTGAATATGTTGCAAACTTTACCTCAAGCGGGTGGCGCAACACCTGAGAGTAAAGCCATGACCTCTGCGCCAGCGATTCCTGGCATGATGCCAACCCCGCCAGCAATGCCTAGCGGTGGCGATATGCCATTACCTCAACCCATGTAAAGGAAATTATTATGGAACTGTTTAAACCCCGTGGCGCTTCTGCTCCTCGCAAACCAACCGACAACAATCAGCGTAATGGTCAAGTGATTAACACTCCCCGTTATTCTCAATTTGGTGGCTTGTCTGCATCAAACAAAGCTGGTAGCAAAAACATGATGACCATGAGCCAGCCTGGTGATACCAAAAAAGTCATCTAACGAAAAAAGGGGATAAAGATGAGCTTAGAAGATATTAGTTTAGAACAGCGGGATGAATTAGCCCTCTTGATGAAAGAGTTGGCTGAGAATCCTTCTACTCGTAAAGAAGCATTGCGTTTAACAAAACGCTTGCGACCAAATTTGCCCATACCTGAACTCGAAATGGAGGACTATACAGAGCAAAAAGTAAGCGCTGCTGAAGATCGGGTAATGCAATTGGAAGCCAAGCTGAAAGAAAAAGAAGCATTGGAAGAATTGCAAAAACGCAGAGATAGACTAATTAAAAAAGGTTTAGCTAGTTCGGATGATGATATTCAACAGATCGAGAAAATTATGCTTGAGAAGAACATATCAAACCACGAAACGGCTGCAGAGTATTTTGATTGGATGAAACAAGCTGCTGTGCCTACACCATCTGGTTACAACCCAAGTCCGTTAAAAGGTTTCGACCTAAATAACTATTGGAAAAACCCAGTACAAGGTGCTAGAAACGAAGCAGCAAAAGCATTGGCTGAATTGCGTAAAAACACTCGACCAATTGGTATTTGAAGTTTGCAGTAATAGGGGATATTTAGATTTTTGTTTGGAGATAAACTATGCCTATAGGTGGCGGTATTCTTCCAGCAGCGGGTACATCGCAATATAACGAACTTACTTATGTAACTCGTAGAGCGTTTATCCCCAAACTGGTCGTACAACTTTATAACAGCACACCCTTGATGGCTGCGTTGATTGCTAATAGTCAACAGGCTTCAGGTGGTGTATCCCAAGTAACTGTGCCAGTACAAGGCGCTCAGTTCGTTAACGCACAATGGTCTGATTACTCTGGTAGCTTTACGCAACCATCAGTACAGCAAGGTGCATACAACGCTGAGTTCAACCTTAAACTGATGATTGCTCCTGTACCATTCCTCGGGATGGAAGGTGCTGTACAGCAAGACTATGCAATTATTCCTCTCATTGAAGCTCGTATGAACGATGCAACCAATGTGATGATGGATGCAATGGCGACTGCTTTGTACACCAACTACACGAACACTCAACAATTTATCGGTTTGCCAGGCGCAATTGACGATGGTACTAACATGGGTACATACGGTAACATTAACCGTAGCACCTATACTTGGTGGCAATCGAAGGTTTACAACGCTGGATCAGTAAACCCAACTCGTCAAAACATCCTTCAGTACATTTCTGGAACTGTTAAAAACGGTGCAGAAGTGCCTACTTTTGGCGTATGCGGATTCGGTACTTGGACACTATTGGCTCAAGACTATGTTGGTCAAGAGCAGTATGTGATTACCCCAGGTAGCGGTTTTGATAGCGATACCAATGGACCACAAGCAGCTTTCCGTGCTTTGATGGTTGCTGGTGTACCTATTTATCCAGACCCTTATTGCCCAGAGGGTGTTGTCTATTTCATTAACTCCAACTACTTGAGCTTGTATATTCACGATCAAGGTAGCTTTGTGTTTACTGGATTTGAAAGCACTCTGCCTAACTGGCAAATTGGTTATGTTGGCGCTGTCTTAATGATTGCCGAATTGGTAAGCACTAAGCCGAAGTCAATGACCAGAGTGTCTGGCTACAACTCTATTTCGTTATAAGGAGAACTAGTCATGGCACTCGGCTTAAATAAAATCCTGATCTCAGGTAGCAATACCAATACGCCTGGCGCATATTGGCAGCTTACAACCGTTAGCGCTACTACTGCTGGTACTGTTGTACCCGCTGGAACTTACATTGCATTTGCAACAGCTAATGTGATTATCCAGGCAGTTTCCGCATTTAACACCACCTCTAGCACCGCAACTTGGTCTAATGTCGGTGCTATCAATGTGGGTGGCGTAGTAATCTCTGATGGTGTAAATGTCCGCTTATTAGCAACAACTAACGCTACAGTAACCTTGGCTACTGTAAACGGTGGTGAAGCTGCTGCTGGCACTTACAACGATTAAGGAGAGAAACAATGGCTAACCCCAATGCAGTAGGTAATCTTTACCTAAACAGTTTTGGATACGGCTTGATTGGAAAATTAACTGCGCAATCCCTAGCAACAACGGGAACTGCGCAGATTACTATTCCTCTCGTATCAGGCGGGTTAACCAACGGTGGTGCAACTGGCAATTCTGGTGGGGTGATTATCCGTCAAGTCACGGTGCAAAACCCCTCTGGAAGTGTTGCAAGTGCAGATATTGGTATTAGTATTCTTAGTACAGGAAACATGGGTACAGCCAATGTGGTTGTCGCCAATGTAACCTTAAGCGCTGTTAGCGCTACTGGAAAATACCAAGACTTAGCAATTGCATACCCAGCGAACACCGTTGTTTCTGGCGCATCAACTCAAGCTCTATATGTGAATGTGAATACCGCTTCTGGTAATTCCAACACCGTAGATATTTGTGTATTTGGACAAGTGGTGAGCTTCTAATGATTTATGTAACCAATAACTCCGACCAAGACCTAAGAGATGGCTTCGGTGGAGTGTTTTATGACTTTAAAAAGGGTGAAACTGTGGAGATTCCAGAGGAAGCTGCTCGTCATATTTTTGGTTACGGTAAAGAAGATAAGACCACTCACTTGGCAAGGTTGGGTTGGATAAAAACCGCTAACGATTTTCAAGAAGGTTTGGATCGTTTAGCACAATGGGATTTATCTACTCAAGCGCCTAAAAAGAACCAATCGTTATCCCCGTTGGTGGAAAGAGTACCCCTACCTTCCCAAAAGAGGGCGGGGGGAAAAGTCCTCTCGGTGGCAGCATGACTTATGGAGTTTAAATGGCAACTCTATCGACTTACATTACGGAAGTCAGACGATTACTCCACGATGCAAACGCAAACTTTTATACCGATTCACAATTAACGGATTACATTAATAGTTCGAGAGAACGAACTGTTCGTGATACGGGCTGTTTACGCACTATTCAAATTGTGCAAACTCCAGCCAAAGTGCCAGCTACATCTGCTTTAAATGGCGTAACGCCAGCAAATCCAACTGCTTGGGCAGCAAGTACTAGTTATACAACTAGTCAATTTATTTTTAGTAATATATTTATTTATCAAGTAACTACGGCTGGCACATCGGGAACAACTCCCCCGCCATACCCACAAAGCACCACCAATAACATTACCAATTACCCACCATCTACCGAGTTTTTAAATGGTACGGCTGGATTAACTTATGTAGGTAACTGCGAAAACATTTACTACGCATCCATGCCATCGGGTGACAGAACCCTTGATATTATTAATATTAATTTGTACTGGGGTAATACCCGTGTGCCGCTGGATTACTTAGCCTGGTCAGACTTTAATGTGCGTTTGCGGTTTTGGCAAAACTACCTTGGCAGACCTTTGGCATTTAGTAACTATGGACAGAGCAATATTTACATTGGACCAATCCCAGACGAAGCCTACCAGCTAGAAATTGATACGGTCATCTTGCCATTACCTTTGGTAACCTCAAGTGAAGTAGATACGATTAAAGACCCGTACACTAGTTCGGTTAAATTCTACGCAGCTTACCTAGCCAAGTATTACGAGCAAAGTTACGGAGAAGCCGAGATTTATAAACAGGAATACATGAAACAAACCTCTGCGGTTCTTACTTCCGTATTTACCCGCAGAATCCCAACACCTTATAGCTCACCCTACTAGCCATGGCAGCAGCGGAACAGAAAAAGTCCTATGCCGTTATCAAACAGTTTAGAGGGCTAAACACCAAGGCTAACCGTACTGCCATTGATGAAAGCGAATTTAATTGGATTGAAAACGCCCAACCAATTGGCTATGGCAATATTAAGATTATTTCCAATAGTGAAGTTGTTAATAATTCAAGTGGTAATGCGGTAGTCTTTTCCAATACGGTTACTCATCTCACCAATGTCAATATTGGACTAAATGACTATGTTGTAGCTTTTATGCAAGATGGCTCGGCACAGTATTTCAACATTAATACCGACACTTTTGGCAATGTGGCTGCTGCTGGCACTTTTAGCACTACAGGCATTAATACTACCCAATGGAACAACGAAAGGATGCTTATCCTTGATCCAAGCAAGGGGTACTTTTCATGGGATTCTAATAATGTTGTAACTATCGGTTCTGTTGGATTGATAGGAATTGTTAATCAAGGCACGGGTTATACCGAAGCACCAACAGTCACCATTAGCGCTCCAGATCAAACGGGTGGAGAACGGGCTAATGCTACATCCACTATTTCAACGGGCAATGCAGTTACCTCGGTTGCCTTATCCAATGCGGGTACTGGATACACCAATGCGTCTAATTTAACCGTAACCTTTACGGGTGGCGGGGGTGGCACGGGCGCTAATGCAGTAGCCCAATTATTTAGCTTTGCTACGGGTACGCTTTCTTTAGTTGTTTCTAATGAAGGATCAGGCTACACCAACGCAGCCAACACCATTGTGACTATTTCAGGCGGTGGTGGTGCGGGTGCTACGGCTGTACCCATTGTCCTAGGCAATGTAGTCACCCAGGTTATTATGACCAACCAAGGATCGGGCTACACCAATGCTGCCAATGTGACGGCTACTGTGTCTGGCGGTGGTGGTAACGGTGCAGTCTTGCAAGCCATTGTCAATTCTGAGCCTAATGTGGGCATAGCGAGCTTCTCAGGGCGTGTTTGGATTGCGGCTGGTCGATCAGTCTATTACAGCGCTGCGGGGTCGTATAGCGACTTTACGAGCGTTTCTGCGGGATCGGTAACTTTGACCGATTCTACGCTGCATGGCAACATTGTCCAGTTACTTAGCGCTAATAACTTTTTGTACATTTTTGGTGATAACTCCATCAATGTGTTTTCGGATGTACGGGTAACCAATACTGGGCTTACTTTATTTACTAATACCAATGTCAGCGCATCGGTGGGTTCAGAGCTAAAAAACGCTATATTCCCGTACTTTAGGTCAGTATTGTTTATGAATGACTATGGGGTATATGCCCTAGTCGGTTCTACAACCTCTAAACTGTCTGATCCCTTAGATGGGGTTTTCCCTAATATCGACTTTGCAAACCCAGTTTACGCTGGTCAAGTCTTATTAAATAACATTTTGTGCGCTGCTTTTAATTTTAGATATAACGACACAACCTTTACTAATAGTTATCGTTATGTTCAAGCGGTTTTCTTTGAAAAGAAATGGTTTATTTCTAGTCAAGGCAACGATATTAAGTACATTACCTCTGTTCCAGAAGCGGGACAAATTGTTATGTACGGTACTTCTGGTAATAGCTTGTATCGTTTATATGCAAATGCGACAGGCGGTATTACTAGCCGTATTAGAACGGCATTATTGCCATTAACTGATCCAATTCGTACTAAACAAGCATTAAAATTTGGTATTGAAGCAACACTTACCCAAGGTGCAGCTTTAGATGTGACCGTTGATTCTGAAACTGGATCAAGTCCTGTCTATGTTTTGGGTAATTTTATTACTTGGTTTAACAATAGCAACACTACAATCCCTTGGATAAATAACAGTTCTACTGTAATATCGTGGATAGGTGGATATGGAACTGGCTATCAGCTTTATAAGTCAGATGCACAACAATGGGGAAAGTATTTAGGGTTAACCATGACATCCAACTCGGCTGGATTTGTGGTCAACACATTTGAACTTGAACATGAATTAAGAGTGAGGTTTTAATATGCCAGTACCATATGTTTTTGGAAATGCTACTTCATCCATTCCATTATCCGAACTAGATGCTAACTTTAATACCGTAGCGACACTAGGTAACGCATCAATTGGTCTAGGTAATACCACAACTACAGTCGGTAACTTAACCTTAACCAATGTAACCTTATCTAGCGGTACTTCCAATATGACACTTGGAAATACGGCTGTAACCATTGGTTCTGCTACGACCTCTGTTGGTAACTTAGCCCTAACTAATGTCACCATTACGACCATTCAAGAGCCATCTAATGTAACTGCTACGGCAGCAAACGCCACTATTAACATGGATTTGCTTAATAACGCTGTTCTTTACTTAACTTCTAATGCTACTGGCAACTTTACGGTTAATTTTAGGGGTACTTCAGCGACATCATTGAACAATGTAATGTCTAACAATACATCCGTTTCATGTACTGTTTTAGCTACACAAGGAAATACTGCGTACTATAACTCAGCACTACAGGTGGATGGCAGCTCCGTAACCCCTAAATGGCAAGGTGGTACAGCACCTACAAGCGGAAATGCTAGTAGCGTTGATTCTTATACCTATGTCATTATTAAGACGGGTAGCGCAGCATTTACTGTATTGGCAGCTCAAACTAAATTTGCATAGGTCAATAGATGCCACGCTTATCTAAAATTGGTGCAGCAGCCCTAGCAGCATTCGGATGGACTAGCGGTTCTTCTGTTACTGCTGACTTCCTTGTAGTTGCTGGTGGTGGCGGTGGTGGAAATGGTAATGGTGGAGGTGGTGGTGGAGCTGGTGGATTTAGAACTGGCACAACATCTTTAAATCCAACTCTTTCCTACACAATAACAGTAGGCGCTGGTGGTGTTGGTGGTCCTGGTAGTGGTGCAACTCCTCCAACAAAAGGAGGTAACTCTGTTTTTTCAACCATTACCTCAACTGGCGGTGGCAGAGGAGGTGGCTCTAGCAATGCAGCTTATACGGCTGGCAATGGCGGTTCAGGCGGTGGTGGTTCTGCTTATTTGTCTGCAACCAAAGG